CATCCGCCAACTGGTTGCACAGTTGCGTTGGGTGGCTGGCCTGCTCCCCCAAGGCGTGGCCAAGAGCATGGTGTGCCTTCTGAGGGGGAGGGCACCAGTCTGAAGATGGTCTAGGTTGATCCCCGAAAAGACGTAGCCTACGTCCTGACCAATCTTTTTTTTCTTTAGGCAAAACGTAGTGAGGCGCTATGTTTACCAAAGAGTATCTGGATTCTCTACCAAAGAGAATTCCCATTGAAGAGCGGTTAGCTTCGAAAACCAAGGTTACAGAATCTGGTTGTCATGAGTATGACGGCGTGAAGGACCGATGTGGGTACGGCCGATTTAAAATTGGCAAGCACTCTCTCGGTGCGCACAAGGTCAGTTATTTGACTCGCGTCGGTGATTACGACCAGAATCTCGAGTTGATGCATAGTTGCGATAATCCCGCCTGCATCAACGTCGACCATCTCACACCTGCTACTCACCAAGAGAACATGCAGGATTGTGTCGATAAGGGACGCCATACCTCCCAGCATCTTGACTCGCCGAGACAAGCAGCAATCGAATCAGGGATGGAGTTGTATTACGGCAGTGTCTGTGAGATTCACGGCTATGACCTTCGCTCCGTTAAGAACGGGGCCTGTGTCTTTTGTCGCGATGATTACAATGCCAAGAAACGAGAGCAGCGTAGAGTGGCTCGTGAGAGTGCCGCCTAGGGGCGGTAGGCTTGAAAAGGGGTGATCCTTTTATCTTGGCGGCTCGGAAAGACGAGAGGGGTGGGTGTCCACGCTGAGAAGCGTCGGCACCTAGCTGATATTTTTACGGGTTAGTTCCTCCCTGTGTATAAAACTCAAGGAGCTAACCATGATTAACCCAAACCTGCTTAATGTTCCGTTATCGCTGGCACAAGTGTTTGGACTGCTCGGCGTCCCGGCACAGCTGAAAAGCAAAGATTCATCAGTCCTCAAACAGCTCGATGAGGCGGTGTCCAAAGTCTATCTGGGCCATCACCATAGCCCATCGCTGACTGAACCTTCTCGCTGGCTGACCATTGCGGCGGGTGGTGCCGGAAAAGACGTGTGTATCGCCCAAGGTAAGGGCGACAAACGCAGCGATGTCGAAATCTACAATGCGCTGTTTGCTAGCGCGTTGACCAGCGTGATGCTTCGCATAGCGCGCGACAGTCCGATACATGAACCGCGTGCAGCACGTCCGTTGTGGGACTTTGTGCCAAAGCGTAATCCAGCTGAATGCGATATTGTGGTTGATGGTGAAGTTATGCCCATCGCCCCCTTCGTCGAATGGATTTGTTCGGTCGACGACGAATACCACAACCAGTACGCAGCTCTCCTCGAGCGGGATTTTGAATCGCTGCAGTTCATGCGCTTCCCGAACAACGCGGCGGTTGCAGTTGTCGGTAAACTCAATCCCAAAGCCGGCGGGTACTGTGTTCCAGTTTGCGTGACGTATTACGAAGGCGTCAACGGTACACTCAAGGCGATTTACGAAGTCATCCGCGTTTACCACAAATCCACGACACGGACGAACACCTTCGACTACCTCACGTCGATTAATCCGAGTGTGGATGAGTCTGCCCGCTAATCTTTTTACAGACAGTCGCTGAGATATGCGAAAGGAGCATCACTGTGGCAAAGACTGACATGGTTTTCATCCATGACGAGAAAACCAACCGTCGGTACATCAAACGCGGTGGTGCTCGTCTGTGCTTAGACACTGAACCTGACCAAGGTGCAGCGCTCTACGCAACGTTTGCAAATGTCACGCCGAAGTCAACCGGCACGATACCGATTATCCTCAAGCCGAAGAAACGCGGTAAGAGCAAGTAAGTCAACCCCTGCATGAGACGACCCGGATTAACCCATCTGGCCCTCGATGCTAACGCCGCATGTCGAAAGACGTGAGTGATGGGTTGGAGTACAAGCATGAAAAAGAAAATTAACTCTCCAGTGTTGACCGATGACAAAGGTCGGCGATACGTAGAGCGGCACGGCGCAGTGGCTTATCTTGATGAGCGACAGTTTGCGCCTATTCGCTCTAACCGTAAACCTGAAGAGAAATAAAATTTAGCCTGCAAGTTCACTGTAATCCAAAAGCACATTGTCCACTCGGACGTAAAATCGCTTAGGAGAACACCATGAACTTGTATTTGCTGAAAAGACTTGATTCCGTCGACTACGATGAGTTTGATTCCATAGTCGTGGCCGCCTCTAACCGGGGTGCCGCGCGGGTAACTCGTCCGGCGTTCGGACATTGGACTAGCTCTGGCTGTCATGAAGACGACTGTGACGGTAGCTGCGAAGAGGGCGTACGCCTGAGCGTTACCTGTATCGGTCGTACTGACTTGCCAGCGGGCGTTATCCATGAGTCGTTTTGTGCAGGCTGAATAACGGTGGGCTTCGGCCCACCAATCTCTTGACTCTCTTTTCGAGACTCGAATGAAACTGAAGACCAAGTTGTATATCGCGGCGGCATTGTTCTTCATGCTGCTCGGTCACTTCGTTGGCCGAATCATGACACTGTTCGGTATCGTCATCGCTATCGGCTTTGTTGTCGTTCTGGCTTGGCCTGTCATCAAACGCTTCTTACCTAACCGTAAGCGCGTCTGATACGTACTGGGGTCGTTCCCTCCGTACGCACTCTCTCAATCATCTAAGGTATAAATCAATCATGAGAAAGTTACTCATTGGGGTATTGGCATTTTTAAGCTTCTCGGTTATGGCGGGTGAGAACGTCGTCATCACCACAGGCCAGCAAGGTCTGACCTATAACTCCGTTTACGGGGTAAACTTAGCCGGTGCACTGGCGGAGTTCGGTAACAAGTCGCAGGTCGTCCCGTCCAAAGGATCGCTGGATAACCTCGACAAAGTCGCATCGAATGAAGCACAGGTCGGCTTCACGCAGGCAGATGCATTCCAGTTCTGGCGCGCTAAGCACCCGAACGAAGCGCAGAACGTAGACATCGTTGGCCAGTTAGCCCGCGAATGTGTCTGGGTGGCTGTGAAGCAGGATGGCAAAATCGGCAAAGCCGAAGAGCTGACCAACGGTGCGAAGATTGCGGTCGGTGAACCCGATAGTGGCTCGTACGCCAGCTGGCAGTATCTGCAGCAACTGGTGAAAGAATACGGCAAAGCTGAAACCTACGCAAAGGGCGGCATCCGCTCACTGGCCAAAGTGGCAACCGGTGAATACGATGCATTCCTGTGGGTATCAGCTCCGGGCAAACCCAATAAGTTTCTGGATGCGGTCAACCAAGACGGCTCTGGCTTAAAACTGATTGATATGTCCACGTGGAACGTGAACGACAAACTGCCGAATGGCCAGTCTGTCTACACCAAAGAGTCTGCCAAGGTGAATAACAACATCTGGAACAGCTCGGTGGATGTTCCGTGCACCACAACGCTCGTTGTTGCTAACAACAACAGTAGCGAAGACCTGCTTGAAGCGGTGTCGACGATTCTGCTGAAGAATCAGTCTCGTATCCTCGGCACAGCGAAATAGTTATCTGACAATACGGCCGATGTGGGCTGATATCCCCATCGCGACGGAACGCGAGATTGCTGTTATCGCGAAGCGTAGACCGCAAGCAGACCCGTAAGCCTTGCGCAGCCGGGACACACAAAGCACTATTGCTCCGGCGGTAGGTGTCCCGTCCGTTCACAACTTATTCGATGAGCGAAACATGATTAGAGCCTTTGTGCATCACGCTCTTGGCCTTCTTCGGAATGTCATCAGCAACATGCGCTTCTGGAGGCTCGATACTTATTGGTTATCAGGCTGTGGGACTGTACGCCATAAACCTGTTTCAGGACGCAAGTCCTCAACTCCGGCGCACGTCGTGAAGGACGAAGGTCAAGCACCAGCCCATTAAGCTGACTCGCTGACAAAAGCAACCTTCACCCACAATTTGAAAATAACTGATGGGATTGAGTTCCCAGATGCGAAAGAGTAGCTGTGTGCTACTGAGCACCTCCCCGGGATTGCTGAGCAGCGGGGGAATAGGGCCAACAAGAAAGTAATCGGAGGGGATGGCTCGAGAGACATTAGCCCGCGGGCACTGTTACTCACGACCTGCATCCCCTCCTGTTTAAAGATGAGTTAGTATATATGTTGCAGGCATAGCTCAGTTGGTAGAGCATCTGATTTCCAATCAGAGGGTCGTCAGTTCGAACCTGACTGTCTGCTCCAGAAATGTAATTACAGGTTTACACTGTATTATGTACAAGACATGTGCGCTTAGCTAAACTGTTGCAAAAATAACAGGTTATCTCAGTACATATGTGCAATGGTTGTGTCACGTTGGCGTGAGTTGGGTTTACGGCAGGCAAACGGACGTAAGCTCTTCGTGGTTCAATTCCACAGCACAGCCCTCTTGTTATGTAAAAGAATTCTGGCGGGTTACTCAAGCGGCAACGAGAGCAGACTGTAAATCTGTTGACTTCGGTCTTCGGTGGTTCGAGTCCACCACACGCCACCAGTTATACACCCATCGTCTAGCGGTTAGGACCGCTGCCTTTCGAGCAGTTAACCGGGGTTCAAATCCCCGTGGGTGTACCAAACATTCCCGTCATCTAGTTGGTAAGGATACGACACTTTCACTGTCGGTACACGAGTTCGAGTCTCGTCGGGAATACCAAACACAAGACCGTAACCCTGCGGTGTGGTTAGTCGCCACTACTAGCGGTTACGCGATGCCCACTGCTGCGGGGTGTGTGATAGTGAGGTGGTTGACCCCACCAAGCGAGCAGCGAGCAATTTTAGGGAAGTAGTTCAATTGGTAGAGCGTCGGTCTCCAAAACCGGTTGTTGGAGGTTCGAGTCCTCTCTTCCCTGCCAAACAGTAGGACTGTAGCTCAGACGGTTAGAGTGCCGCCCTGTCACGGCGGAGGTCGCGGGTTCGAAACCCGTCAGTCCTGCCATATCTGGAGAATTGGATGAGTGGCTTAAGTCGCTCCCCTGCTAAGGGAGTGTATCCGAAAGGGTACCGTTGGTTCGAATCCAACATTCTCCGCCATTACAATGACACCCACACCTCAAAACCCTGGGTATTGCACCCAGAAAAAGAGTGCTGGCAGCCAATAAAGGCATCCGTTAGTAACCGTAGCCTTCGGGCGTAGATGGTGAAGACCGCCAAGTGCAGCCTTTAGAACTCCGTGGGATTCGGAGGGGTGTCACCTACACACGTTTAGAGAATCATCCTCTCTGGACGACCCCAATGGGCGCGCGGGGTGTTGATGTCTTAGGCCAGCAGCTTAAGACTAAGTCGTCTGACGTTAATTCGTCAGGGGGCGAGCGGCCACGCAATTTCTCAACGGTAAGCAAAACTGTGATGCACTGTGCTCGCGAACAGAATAGGTGGGTTAGAATCCCATAACCGTTGACCCTTTTATTGGTGATTAGTTCAGTCGGTAGAACAGTGGACTGTTAATCCATATGTCGCAGGTTCGATTCCTGCATCACCAGCCACCTTTGCTCTGAGATAACTGTGAATGGCATTCCGGAAAAATTTCATTCAACCTAACACGTGCGGTCGTCTCAGCGCAAAACCCTTTCGGGATAGTGAACCCTGCAAACCGATGTGCTTGCATATCGGGTGTCCGCTATCCCGGACCTAATACAGACGGAAGCCGAATAGGTTTTTCTAACGCACTTACGCCCAGAGCCATTACGGGCTTCTGTCTGTACCAAATAGGGCATGGAGAGAGGTTGGCGATAATAGGCCGCCCTGTCTGTGTCCGTCCTTGTTTGTCGGGTAGGTAGTTCGCTTCCCCCCATGGATGCTGGCTGTGTCAGCCTGCCCGACAATCCACATTAGCGCGCTTGCTAATAGGTGTCTGAACCTGACCCGTCGGATACTGCCCAGGTAGTTAGAAAGACTTCGACCACACCAGGGTACCCCCTCTCCGTTTTGGAGAGGGGAATACTCTATTTTATTTCGGATAGATATTATCTCTGTGAACGAAGATGTATTCACTTTAATCGACTGATCACAGAGGCCAGTAAATATGAAAAATCGTCACTTCAGTAATACCCGCAACGGTGCACCTAAGATTGATGCACTGAGCAGCTTGCAAGGCTTAGGCTACACAGCACTCCAGGCAAAGAATATTCGCATGTGGCTTCCTCGCCAGTTCGGCATGGGCGGTCTGGCATTACCTCGGGCTAACTACGAGTTCTGGAAAGCCTACGAGATTGTCAAGGACATGCAGCAGTACCGCAAGACCAATGCCCTCTCTTTACAATTCGCGGGCTACGCAAAGGGCCGTACCGTATTCCAGTTCACGGATAACGAGTTCTTGGAGTACCGCAGTCCGACACTGCACTCAACGGTGTGGTCACTCGAGTTTGTGCGTCACTTTGGTAACGGCCTGTGGCGTAGTAGCACGGATGCCTTTGAAGGCGGTCCACGCCAGCTTGAGTACATCGGGGATAACCTGCGTTTGAAGCGTGGTGAGTTGGCAACCCGTATCGTGGAGATGGAAGCCACGCAGACGGTATACGACCTTAACGCCGACGGTGGCTACTTACCCCGTAACCTCGAACGCTACACCGAGAACGCGCGTGAGTCCATCGCTACGCTGTTCACCATGGCCGCGGTGTGCCACAGTAACCTGACGCTGAAAAGCGGCTGGAACCTCAACCCAGAGCGTCTGTGCTTCACCAAGTACCAGCACTGCGATTCACATCGCTTAGCGTTTGCCATCGGTAAACTCTGTGAGCTTTACCCACAGAAGGAACAGTCGATTCGCAGTCACGTGATTCGGATTATGCAGACCCCGAACCACATTCAACTGATGAACGATGACTTTATCCCCGGGGTGTATCACGAAGGTGGAAACGTACTCGCGGTTGAGCAACCGAGCTTCATTCTCAGTCCCGCCGGGAGTTTTATTCCGAGTGCCTTACAAGGAAGTCTGCCTGCCTTCTTCGTGAACCTGCCTTTCGCGTATGGGCCAAGCACCACCATCAACAAGCCGATGTTGTTTGTACCGAAAGAGTTGCGAGACGCCCACACCGAAGAAGAGTGGATTCTCGGTGCTCGCTTGTTCTTTAAACTGTAATACGAGAAAGAGCCTGCGGGCTCTTTTTTTTTTCTTTTTTTACTTCATGCATGATTTCTTATAGAAGGCGATAGGAGACCTCAATGCAAACCACATCTAGCTTTTTCGAATTACTTGAAAAGGGCATCAAGCCAAACGACTTTATCGAACGTTCACGTATCGACGAGATTCACTCTGACGTCATGGAAGTCATGGGCCGACTGCCTGTGTTCCATAGTTGGATTGCAAGCCTAAAGCTCAGCGATGAGATGGCGATGCGTGACGGGGCCGATGTTCCTGTTTATACCACACAGTACAATATTTCCACCGCTGAAGCTGGCGCAATGCGCAATAACTCGAAAGTGGGTGTGCGTTTCTTTGCGTCCATGGCACAGGCGTTGGCTGATCGTGCGATTCCTTGTGATGAAGTTTTTGCAATCGTAACAGACTGCATCCATTCCTTGGCCTACGCTGCGGGTAACCGTATCGAGAACGTCCACTAAGTTTTTTACGGCACCCGGTCTCATTATAGGGAAGTGTGTGCTGTAGCTTCTCTCAAGGAGACCTTATCATGAGCATCAAAGTTCGACCGATGGACGTTATACGCGCCCATCCGGATTCTTTGGCTAATATTGAGCCAACGTCAGAACTGGACAAAGAACTCCTGAATTCTATTCAGTGGGGTTTTGCTTTGCACCCAGATGAAGCTGACAATACCCATCCAATGGAAATCCCGAAAGGGTCAACCATTGACTGGTCTGAAACAGACAATTGTGAAGACGTTACCCAATTCGTACGTCAAGCAACTGTGCCCCCGCGGTATCCTATCGCCGGTGCGGCAGAGCACGTTATCTCACTGCGTCGCGTTATCAACGCGCAGGAGCCAATCGTGCGTGAGGGTGTGGCGTGGCAGCATGGCACCACTGCACACCTTAAAGATATCTTTCAGCCCGGTTAAGTGATACCCTGCTCACTGGGCAGGGTTTTCTTATTTCTACTGACCGAGGAGTGTTTGTGCGTATCTTCAAAGTGATGTTCGTTTGGGGTCTGTTTAGTTTCTTTCTGACCGCGATAATCACTGTTCCGATTGGCTTTCGGTTATTGAATCCAGAGCGACCATTTGCCGCCACCTGTATTGGGGCGCTGGTAAGTTTGTTGCTGGCCGATATCTTTCACCGCGTTTATAACTACTACACATTTGCAATGTTAAAATACACCCGCATGTAAGACCTGTCTTCGGGCAGGTCAACGTGTTTTTATTTTTTGCATTAAAAAAGAAAAGACCGCCCACCTTTCGGCGGGCAGCGCTTATGCGGTGAAACGACCACCGGACATGTAGTTGAAACGGTCACCGATGTCATCGTTGTGAACCATACAGCGACGCACTTTCGGTATCAGGTCATCGAACATTTGACCGGCATCGGAATACGTCTGAATCACATCCGCAAAGGCACCGAACTGCATACCGTTCTGTAACTGCCCGGCATCCATATCGAAGATGAGCTTGCTATGGATATAACCCTTACAAGCATACTCCGCCAGTTCCTCAACAATCGGGAAGAAGGCCGGTTTGATTTCGTTCAGCTCTTCGGTCATGGCGAACTGCGCCATAATCTTCGTGGCGTAAACAAACATCCCCGGGTCTTTTATCACGATGGCGTTTGGGCCTGCGATGCGCACCTCAGCAGAAGAGATGCGGGGCATTGCAGAGTTACTGTCAACGACTTTGTTAACCGAGGCCAGCACACCAGACGACACCCCATCCAAATACGACCCTGCCGGGGGGAGCGTGTACGCCTGTCCGGCTACGGGGGTTACTGCAACGTGTGCCGCAACCAGTTCACGACCACCGGTGATCTGCTCATCGATGAAGTACACACGACTGTACTGGTCAATCGGGTCGGGTTCGTACGTTGCCGAGGTCAGGTCGATTTCCATGTACTGACCAATTCGGGCTACTTCGGGAATAACAAACTCACGCAGCACGCGGTTCATTATCTCATTGTCGACACTACTCGCAATCCCCAGAAGTTTTAAATTGTCGGGGACAAAAGCCGCCCGCAAGATAGGTTCGGGTATCTTGCGACGGATACGACGTAGGCAAGCATCTAACACATTCATTGTACGCTCCTCAGAAACGTTTTGCGGGCACCATAGCAAAAGGCGAAGGGTCAGTACCTACCCATACTAAAATTACATTACAGTGCTATTCTGTGCGGCATGACGCAAGGTAAAAAAGATTTAGATAGATATTATTACCATGATTAATCGTAAGGAGTATCTAATGTGACCCATGTCGTGTTTGAGCTGTGCCAACAACAGAATCTCTGCACGCCGCTGATGTTAATCAATGCGATGCAGGAGCTGCTTTATCCGGGAATGCATCCCGATATTCCAAGTTGTGTCCTTGACCATGCCGAGCGCTATTTCGGCAGTTCTGCATGGTTTATGTTGTACTCACTTGGCCGAAATCATTATCAGCCGTTTTACTTTAGCAATGGGGTTGTACTAACGTGGTCAAACTACACATCGAACCAATTGATGTCCATAATCAGATCTGGGAACCCATCAGCCTGTCACCGTACGGCCGATGTTTAAACCTGACTGAGAGTGAGCGCCAAAAGTTAACACTCCAATTCTTACACACAGCATTGGAGGATATCTTCCTCTCCATCCCACTGATGCAGCACACGAACTTTGAAGACCTCCTCGCCCCGTTTGTGAATCAGGAACAGCTTAATGCGTATCTGATGACCTACGGTGTGGTCGGGGAACCTGACATTGTTACCACCAAGTCGACACTGACCCAAGAGAGTATTCTGGGTGTCACGCCGACGGGTCAGGTGGAAAAGCAACGGCATGTGTTGATGTCAACCGAGTGTTTAGTACAGCTTGCCTTTGATGATATGTTCTTGGCATTTCGCGACGGTGTTGAGCAGCTCATCCGCACAGCGTGCCGACGTCTGGAACTTCGATTCAATCCGTACTCAACGGTCACGCTCAATCCACTGATCAGTCGGAACGGGCGCTTATTAACTCTGGAGTTAATACTCGGTGAAGACATTCGACACATTTACTTCCGTCAGACGTTCCCCGGTGGACGATACCGTGAGGGTCACCAGTCTGAAGTTCGTGACCTTTCGGGCTTACGAGAATCTGCTGAAGACGGACATCTTGACAACGGGTTATGATTGCCAGTTCGCTATCAAACAAACCATCCTCGATGTCCTCGACTACTTGATTGATACCTTTAGCCCCCACGGGATGTGGGACGCGAAACACGTGCTGCTGTTGTGCCGGGTCTCGCGTCCTCAGACAACCATTGCCCAAGCCTTTCTCATTACCCGCACGGTGCGTGAGGTGTTATGTGAAGAGCTGGCGGTGCCACCCAAAGGCTTTCGGTTATTACTCAAGCGTCAAGGGGAATTCATTTACTACATTCCTGTAGAGGAAAACGGTTATGATTACTATTCTCCTGCACACGCCGGAGCTGTATAAGGAAATCATGGCCGTCATTCGTCGGTTCACTCGCGTCGAGTATCAAGACGAGGCTGAGTTAATCGACTATTATGCCCAGCAGTTTATCCTAACGGAGATTCGTCGTCGCCAGTTTCCAATCAGCGACAACCAAGCCCGGACAATGGTTTACTGTCAGATATGGGAGCATCCGCTGGTCACGGATTATCTCATTAACCACTCGGTCATTCATCACATGGTGGACGAGCCGAAGGTGTGGCAAGCGGTCGAAGAAGAAGTCACTTTCTCTGTCGCCGGTGAACCGTGGATGTGGAGTCTCGGTGCCGGCGTCTGGAAAATATTAACCCTGGGGTACGTGCCATGTCAGAACAATACTTCCTTATCCACAACTACCAATTCAACGCTGGCCCACTGACAGAATTCGATCCTAACTCGATTCTGCGGGAGATTAATACCGATGTGAACAACATCATTAATCAGGCCATCTCGTTTGTTCAAAACGGGACCGTCGGTCAGGTTGACTACACCCTGCCGAACGCGATGCAGTTTGTTTCAACTGAACTCAACGCACAGGGCATCACCATTGAAGGTGAAACGCTGATAACGTATGGGCGCGCAATACAAGATATTGCCAAACTCTACGTCGTGTCCCTGTCGGAGTCACCGTTCTGGATTACGCGCTTCCCGCAGTTCTGTGGTGCGCGCTACAGTAACCAAGTGCCGGATGCCGTTGAGATGATGTTGGACTTTAACCAAATCAAATTCCCGGAACTCGAGAACCAACAAACGCTGGATCAGATTGCCCCAATCATGATGAACGTTGTGATGGAGCTTATCGGGTCACTGGGCGGAGGGTTGAGACTATAATGCGCGGTCTTTACGATATGCTCGACATCGTCAAAGGCTACGGGGTAGATAAACTCTACGAACATGTTCGTGAGCACATCTATAAAATCGTGGATCGGTCACAGCTTAACTTCGTGGAAACGGATGAAGCGGTTGTTAACCTGTATCAGAAGTACGCGTTTGCTTATGCGATTGCCACGAAAGCCCGTTGCGTTGACACGCTGGTCGACTTGTTGTTTGAGGACACCCACGACCCGATTGGGAACTGGCAAGTCCAAGAAGACAAAGGCCTGAATGAAATCATCGACAACCTCTCCAAGCCCATGCTCTTCGTTACCCAAGATGAGTTTGCGCTGGAGACGGATTCTTTACAGACGTTCCCTAACAGTTATGGTTCCGATGAGCAGCATCTTCAAGCGATGCAAGAGGTTCTGGAACTGTTCACGACGGAGATGGAAAGTCAGACTGGGCTGTTCGCCTTGTTTGACAGTTTACTCCCCGGTGAAATGGAACGCTACTTCGGTGACGATTACTTTAATTTAGTGGTGGTGTGTAATGCGAATGTATCTCAGCTTGGCGGACATTTATAACCCAGAGCCGATGCGGAACGCACTCGAACGAATGAGTCGCCTGTCGGCGGGTACCGCAGAACTCTTCTACATCTTTGTGAGTGAATACGCTCGCGAGTGTTTAGAGTCGGTGGTGAGAAATAAATGCCACGGGATAGGTTTCCTAACCTATACCCGACCCAGTATCGGTAAGATACTCAGGTTACTGCGTCAATCAGGTGTTCCAACCGATACGTGGATTGAGTTGAAAGACAACATCGATGAGTGGTGGCAGTCGGAGGGCTTGGACGAAGATAGTTTGGTTCGTGCCCAGCACCTGTTACAGCTTACTGAAGCCGCTCGGGCCAATGCAGGCTTAACCTATGAAGCGTTTGCCGAGTCGGTAAAGGTCAAATTAGAAATGAACGAGATAAGGACAGCCTATATCCTTGTTGAAGTTTAAGGAGTAAGCATGGTGTACAGAGTGCTCGCCCCGCAAGCCTACTCAATCGATTTGGGCGTTGTGGGATATATCGATCACGGTCAGGAATTCTTACAGGCTGTGAACGACGTGATTAAAGGTCTTGCACCTTTCTCGCTTGAAGTGAATCCAATTAACTTCACGCCAGAGGCTTTGTTCGACTCCGCTTACGACGGCTTGGTGCTGTCTGCCCAGTCCAAAACTCCTGTGCATTGGCCGACCAGTCGTCGGTCACAGCTCAAGGATTTTCTGGCGAAGGTGTTTCGTGAGCATCGCCAGTGGAAGTTCCGCTCCAAATACGATGAGGGTTCGGTCAACGACCAAGTCTTCTACGAATTGGAACCGGTAGCGGAAATCTGTCAGGAGATGAACAAAGGCAGCTTCGACGTGGTGGACGGTATCGTGTCATTCACTATCAGCCGCTTTGCGCACGACCTGTCCATGATTATCTTCAACGAGTTCGGTGACACCTTGGAGATGTTTACCAAGGCCCACCGTGCACGCATTAAAGCGGTTCGTGTGAAGGTGGATGCGGGCAGGTTGGACAGTGCAATGCTGGACATGAAAATGCTCATTGAAGTTGAAGAGGGCGAAAATGACCGTTGATGTTAAGCAGTTCGAACCGGGACAAATCGTTAACCTCATCTACGACACGGAGGCTCTTGCACAGGAGTCCCGTGTGGTGGTGCAGGGGTACATCGGTTTTGCTCAGGCACAGAAAACAGAAGATGTTCGTGTTAAGCACAGCAACATCTACTCGACGCTGGTCAGTAAGCCTGAGAATAAAATCGAGAAGAGTTTGTTCCTGCTCTACACCGACAGCAATAACAAGTTGCACGTAGCCGCCGATGTGTGGCTGCGTGAGGTGAAGATTATCAAGAACCTCCAAGTGAACTTTACCGTGACCTTGGATAATCGCGATGAGCTTGACCTGATGACGAAAGCGCTGGCAGCTCGTGGGTTCAGTGATGTCAAATACGACATCGTTGATAACACGGCCGGGTGAGAAAGGCCTACCGCTTCGGCGGTAGGTTCTTCTTTTTTTTTTCACAGCAGCGTTATCTATTATAGATGAAGACTTGGACAGGAGTTAGCCGTGAGCTACCAAGAACCCTTCCGGCTAACGGAAGATGAGTACGACCGCGATATTGATGTTCAAGACGCGTACCTGCAACAAGTTACCCATTATATCTTTACCATGCTCTGCGGTGAGTACACCGAGGAGTACATCCGTGCACAGCTCGAAAGCATGTTCGGACCCGAGGGTGAACTGCAACACAGTTACCCGACCTGTAAGATGTGGGTACGTAATCCACAGACTGGCGATCGTGAAGAGAAACACACCACGGTCGATAAGCTATTTCGTAAGGTTATCGAAAAGGACATTATCTTTGCCCCGTCGTTAACCTTCTACATGCCGGAGTCTGCCAAGCGTTCCAAGCTTTCGGAGTTTACTGCCGATAACGTGCGTAAACGTGGCGTGATCAAAGGCGAGATGCAAGACGCATACGCTGCCGGTAATCCGGTTCTGGGGACCAATAAAAAGAACGAGCAGAACGCCGTTAAGACCCTGAACAACGGCATGTCCGGTGCGTTCTCATCGCCGTACACCATTCTCTTTAACCAGTCAGCACACTCCACGTTGACCTCGACGTGTCGTACGGCCACCTCGTTTGGTAATGCCGGTAACGAACGTCTGCTGGGTGGTCGTCGTCATTACGACAATGCATCGCGTGTTATCGATCACTTCCTCAGCATCTCGACACTCACCGACTTCGTTGAGTTCAAAGCGTGCATGGACAAATACGGTCTGCATGTACCGACCGTTGATGAAACCATGGAAGTCATCGAATACTCAGCGAATGACTACTGGCGTTCAACAGATAACATGGCGAAGGTACGCCACTATGTTGAACGGACGCATGACATGGCGCGGGCGGCCTTCGTCTACATGGGAGACTTCTTCCATCTGGCGAAGTACAACGACGAATTCATGCGTGGCTTTATCGGTGCCTTGATTGCCAAGGACATGGCCTGTGAAGAAGAAATCACAGACTGGAAAGCCGCTGAGAAATCGGTTGACGGGGACATGAAAATCATCATCTCCCAGTTCCGTACCGATATCGTGCCAAAAGGTAAGTCGTTCAAAGACGTGAAGTTGATTAACGATGAAACCAAGGTGCCGTTGCCGTGGGACGAGCAGGGAAAATACAAAGAGCTGATTCGCTCTGCGTTGTTCCTGCAAAAAACCATCGGGCAATACAGCTGCCTTATCAAAAACATCCTGACCACCAAAAACCTGCCAATCAACATTGCGCGTCTGCCGGATGTGATTCGTAATGTGGGGGTGGTGTCAGATACTGACTCAACCATGATGACCGCACAGTGGTGGGCACAGTGGTACACAGGCAAGCATTACGGTGAAGAGGCTACCCGTGTATCGGATGCCATGATCTACATCGCTACGCAGCACCTGCGTCACCTGATGGCGAGTATGTCAGTGAACTTGGGCGTGGCGAAGAAACGTCTGTTCCTGTACGCCATGAAGAACGAGTATAAGTTTGACTCGTTTGCCTTGACCACGAAAGCGAAGCACTACTTCTCCATTATCACGGGGCAGGAAGGTCAGCTGAAGAAAGAGCCGGAACTCGAAGTTAAGGGCGTATCCCTGCGTACCTCGAACATCCCGCCTGTCATCATGCGTGAGTTTAAGAAAACCATTAAGCAGTTGTGCATTCAGGTCGCTGCCGGTGAGAAGATTGAAATTGTGAAGCTGCTGGAGAAGGTCGCCAGTATCGAGCACAACGTCATGGACTCCATCAAAGCCGGCAACGGTAACTTCTTGAAGACCACGAACATCAAAGACCGTTCTGCGTATACGGGCGACGAGAAGCAATACCATTACCACCGCATGTACAACACTATCTTCGGGCCGAAATACGGCATGCTGCCAGAACCGCCGTACGACTGCGTAAAACTTCCGGTTAACCTCCAGAACAAAACCGCAATCAACGACTGGCTGGAAAGCATCAAAGACCCGATTATCAAAAACGGCGCGAAGGCTTGGTTTGAAGAAACCAACTATCGCAAATATACCACCTTGGTTATCCCGGGCCACCTGATTGAGAACTTCGGTCTGCCAGAAGATCTTAGCATCGTTGCCGACGTTCGTCGTTCTGCGTTTGCAACCGTAGAACCTTATTACCACGCACTGGAGTGTTTGGGTGTGTTCATGATTGATAAGAACCGTACGCGTCTGTTGTCAGACTACTACGGTGCCTCTATCGAAGATGTCATGGCGCAACTGGAAGCTGCAGACGACGGTGAAGAGCTGTGGGATGACGAGGAAGAAGAGGACGACGACGATGCTGTCGAAGAAGATTGAAACGCACATTCGTAACTCGGTTGAGCAGTATCTGAATAAGCTGCGCAGTTGCCCGGGGATTACCCGGGTGGATTGTGAGTTCGACGGTAAAGACGGTCTGGTGATGCGGGCGGTGCACGAAGTCAATACGCAGGTGGTTAAACTTACTCCTGCGGAGATGGAGCATCTGACCCGCACTGCGTACGAATACGTCGCAGCGAAAGGTTTCCCTCAGTTAGGCGCTGTCTACGAGGAGAAGGTGCGTGTGGCCGCGTTAGAGTACGCAAGCCAAGGTGTGCAAATCAAGGAAGTCGTCCTGCGGGGCGATGCCCATCCGTTTCGTGTCACGTATTTGGCGAAGCAATGAACTACAACGATCAGAAGGCCATTGCCAAAGCCCAAGCGGTGGCGTCGGAGATGCGGCGTGAATTAGAGGAGCGTGGGCTCGAACAGGTTATCTGTCACCACGTTTCGCCGACTAACATTCGATTTACAGCGTACAACCCCAAAAAGAAAAGAACGATTGAATCTCATGGGGTTGTGCGGGAGGACACAGAATGAAGATGTATGCCTTCAGATTTAAAGACGGTGGTCAGCACCAACACTTTGCCTACAAGACCGAAGAGGGTGCATTCCTCGAGCTTCTCAAGGGGCATTTGAAACACGGCGACATGCCAACCTTTGAATACGACGAGGGGGTGCCGCACTTCCGCCACTCATCTGATATCCAGTTGCCGGATTTCTTCTACTGGGAAATCGAAGATGGGCACGCCAAAGATCAAGTCGGGTACACAGGCTACACCCTGCGCAAGTGGCTTGAAAAACGATTCATGAAGTTCACCGAAAACAAAACGTAAGGAGTTGCCATGGGTTCTGTTCGTAAATTGCATTACTGTGCCATCCCGGGAGAGGATACTGTGCCTGTTGGTACGACGCTCTATCGTACCTCGTATGCCGCTGCCCGCGAGTTCCTAAGAGAGCATCCGGACTTCAGCGAAGACCAAGGTAGCTACTTTGGCAAGCAGGTCTTTATCGGTAACGACACTGACAAAAAGTACAGTGTGGTGATTGGAACGGTAACCGTTTCTTCCGATGAAGCCGATCCGAAGGTATTGCTGGAGCAGCACTGTGTGAACCAGATGGTGTATCGCGATATGGCGTACGACGATTTCGTTTCCGGCTTACCGGTACTGACTGTCCGCAAGGATAATCACGAAAAGCTGATCACGAAAGCAGCGGGCTAATAAAAAAGAAAGCCCTGCACCGTGAGGTGCAGGTTTTATTACCCTATTATATGAAGCATCCTAACGGGTGTTTCGTGCAGGGGAAAGAATTGCTAATTTTGTTCGAGGATACGATACAGCGGATACAGGAGACTGTGCTTGTAGTGGTTCTGTACGGGACGCTTGAGTTTATCAAGCACGCGCAGGTCCTCAAAGCGCTCAAGGTCAACCTTTAGGTTAGACTTGTCTTTCTGCATCGCGGGGTTGTCGTACTGATAACAGAACAGTGCCCATTCCCAATTCACAATCTCCCGTGGCCAGTTTGATTGCAGCGTAGACCCGCTTTCTCTAAAGAGGATACGGTCCAATGCGGTTGACGGTTCAAAGGTAGAGAAGAACTGGGGGACGTGTCGCAGTACCACCCCGGGAAGTGGCGTGCCTTTCTTAAGGGCTTCGTCAATCTTGGTGGCGTGACGCACTGCAAGGTCGCGTAACGGGGGTACGGGTACAACACGGCTAGGGGCATCTTTCTCAACCTCCAGTCCTGTGGCAACCCGACGGTGGATATTCAGAAATGCAATATCCATGTACGAGGGAAGCATACGGTACACGACGTGTTGCTGTGCGTAGACCGGAGACGTTATAGGTGTTTTGGTTCGCTGGTAGTATTCCACCCCTTTGGCGTATTGCCAGAGCAGGGCCACTAGGTTAATCTCAATGATACTTACACCCTGCGGTTTGTCCGTACCCAGTTGCCAGTTCAGATTGGTATACTCGTGGTAAAGGTAGACAGCCGGGGTGTAATCCTGAAAAGGCAGATTGGGATCAACCGGGCGTGCAACCAGCGAAATGATCTCATCTTGGCCGGTGATGAATTTGCCATTGTGTACTTGGCCGAATTCTCCCACCGAGGAAAGTTTTAGCGCGTTACCGATTCCGGC